GAACATCATTCGTAAATTCTGATATCTTGGAATAACTATTTAAGATCTGTTTTACTAATTCAATTACATTCATTATTCACCTGCTATCTTTTGGGCACCACGTAGGATTTGCTCTTTCTTATCGGCCTTCATACGCTCAAACCAATATGGTCCACGCATGGGAGCTCCATTATATTTTAGGTCCTTATCGGTTAATTTCTTGCTCTCACCATGGCTCCAAGCACTTCCAGTTATTGTAGAAACCATTAATTTTCCGTAATAATGATATCTTGAGTAAGGAGCATTTTGATTAACTTTACCACTACCTATTTTAGTACCAAGAGTAGCTGATTTAATTAGTACATCATTGAGCCTTGGAGTATAAGGAGCCATTAACCGAATTACTTCCTGGTCAATAAACTTTTGTGTTCTACCATTAACTAAAATACCGCGTTCTTGACAGAGCTGCTGAATAGACTTCATTTCAAGATTGTAATTCATTCCATCACCTACTTACATGAAATCTGAATGTGTTGCATTCTTAGGCTACCATAAAGCTTATCATCTACTACTGAAACGGTTACAACATGGTCATATGTGCTCTTAAGAGTTCCTAATGATGCCGATATGGTCTGCTGTGATGTATTGTCGATTACATTGCTGACAATACCTTTTACAATTAAGTCTTTCATAGTTGTAAAGTTAACTCCACCCTCCGGAAGACTTGCAACCGGAATAAATATAGTCACTGCATCAGCCGTAGTTAATCCACTTTTTAAGACGTTAGATTGTTTAGTGTCAACCCAGAACACATCTTTAATAACTGATCGAGTGTAAGCTCCGTTAACGCATGAATAGAGGGTTATATCTGCATTGGTAAACATTATAACCCCCCTCTGTAAAGCAGTGCAGTGTTGCCAAGCCATGCATACACAATACTCTTTATCTTGATGCGAGTTGACTCTTCTAGTACCTTTTTATCCTCATAGGTAATCGCATACTCCCCGACTTTCTCGCTCTTAATTCCACTTGAGTTGATAGAATATTCTGATTTATAAATACAATCAGCAACCTCACAACAACACATCTGAAGATCGTCCGAAAAAGGTTCGGTTTCAATTACGTTTACACCAGTATATATTTTAATATCTTGTGTTGCTCTAATTAGATGATAAGGTATTAAGGCGGTACTGATAACCGCCTGTCTACCCATCAAATAATCACTTTCGTAATATTCCTTGGTTGAAAAACTAACCATTAATACCGCCATCCTTTCTTATCGTCTTGTAATAACCCTTGCAATTGGAATAGTCTTGTGAGGGTAAAACTCTGGTACATCCTCGTTACTATTAGCAAGTGACCATTTGGATCCAGTTTCGAGTTGTGCATCAGTTGGAGAAATGATGGTTGCATCTACGAATGAAATACCTGCAGGTGAAAAGATCTTTCTTTGACGGCCATATAATGTATCTTGACCACCATTTTTGCTTGCATCCCTTGTAGTTTCTGCCGGAACTTTCGCACCACAATCGGTATACTCAATTGCACCATCACCAAGAACGTAGGTGGTATGTTCGGTATATGCGGTTGCTGTTCTTTCATAATACGTTTTGATATTGGCAACGAGTGGAGAAGTAACCGCTGCATAAACGGATCCGCTCTTTGTGTAATACGTCTTAGCTGCGTTTAATTCAACGTCAGTTGTAATTGCATACGTAGCAGCAACTTCTTTCGTTGGCATACTATCGTCAATCAATACAAGACGACCGTTAAGAGTAGCAAGTGGCAATGATCTTTCAATGCCTTGTGGATCCGTATATTTCAAATACTCGAGCAAATTAAGATTTTCTAAATCAGTTGCGATAGCTGAATGCATGATAGACAGTGTAAACTTAGCTTTATTATCGCCAAGAGCCTGTTGCATTGCGTTATTCAAGGTAATTGCTCCAAACATTCCAGTACCGTCTGTCTTAAGTGAAATGTTGTAAGTATGGCCATTTACAAACTCAAGGTTTTTTTCACCAACCATGGAGAATACACCTTTTAATACACTGAGCAATGTAGCCTGGTCGATATCATCCCAATACTCGCCGACTTGAGAAGCGATCTGAGTCATGAAATCAACACCACCAGTAATATCATTGCTAAAATCAGTTTCAACCCATGCATTGGCACGTCCTGAAACGATACGTCCCTGGGTAAATGTTTTTAGCTTACTAGCTGTGATATCAGTGATTCCGTTATAATTCTGCGCTGCTCCACCGATACGACCAGTGATCGGAACGGTAGCATAATTTCCACCGACTTGTTCTGAAAACTTAGCAGCAATATCTTGTCTGCTACGGATTGCTTTGGATTTGATCAATTCGTTTCTGTTGAGGTTTGGTGTCTTATCTACATATGCCATGAATACCTCAGGATTAAAATTCTTACCATCAAAAATTCCCATTTAATTTATCTCACTTTCTATATCAATGTGGTGATATCAACTTCTGGATGCTCGTTTTTATATTTCATGGCATCTGCAAGCGACATTTTCTCACCTGGTTTACGGTTCTTTGCTCCCTTTACAAGTACGGGAGGCTTTTCACCATCTTCATCCGCTTCAAAGGCTGTAGGATTGGCTTCTTTTAACTGTTTCATATAATCTTCACCACCAAGAAATAATCCATTTTCAAGCTTAAGCTCTTTTTTCTTAAACTCTTCAATAGCAGCTTTCTTAGCAAGTTCAGAAGTAAACTTAAATGTCTCGAAGTACTTGCTGAGTGTACCATCGTATTCCATCTGTGTTAGCTTCTCTTTGTACTCTGTATCTTTCTTACCTAAGTCATCAGTAAGTTTTATGATTTCGCCTTTAAGCGTATCAACATCAACTCCATCAAATTTCTTAAGAGTCGTCTGCGCTGTTTCGAGTAGATTCTTATAGCTAGTTCTATCTTGTTCAACGGTATCATATTTAGCCTTGCTTACATATTCGCCACCTCCAAGATTTGCAAGCTTAACCTCTTTCCCTTTATTCTCTGGAATAGCATTGTATGCTATAATAGTCGCTTCGAATTCGGGGTACTTATCTCCTAATATTGCTTTTAAAAATTCCATGCTAAAACCTTTCCATCACGCTGTTTTTATTGGCGGTGCCTCCGCTGTGATACGGTGTTTATATCTCAATCCGCAAGAGATTAATTAGTTTAAACGTCATTTCGGACATAAAAAATAAGACTGTTACCCCGTCTTAAGGGAGATAAAAAATGATTACCATCTTTCTAGAATCTTGCATAGTTAGGATTAAACTGTTTTATCTGAGTTTCTTTTACTTCTTCATATGTTTGCTTGAATATATCGGGTTTGCATGGATACAATTCACCATTAACACCTTTGATGATATAATCACCAATACTAGCAGTCATAATGCCTTTAAGTGTTTTTATGTGCAACCTATTACAGCTTCTTCCAATTTCTCCGCTAATTAATTGTGGAAGCAACCATTCAACACTTTTGTCTGTTCCGTCAAGCTGTACCGCTTCAATTACAACTGGTTTCTTTCTATGCTTCATAATAACTCCCCTTTTAATCCGAATAATATCTTTTATTACACTTCTTACAGTAACGATAATGCCTTTTCTTATATGGCTTAGATTTGTCAGAACGCAATTCGCTAGATACTTCATGACCGCAAAACAATTGTTTTAACCAATTCAATCCTTTCACCTCCCTACAAGCAATCCGTTTCGTTAAAAGCCTTTAGCATCTTTGGAAATTGTAATGCTATCCAATTCACTAGGTCTTCGTCATTCGTATAATCAACTAAGCCAGATTCGTGAAAAAATGCATGTACTATTTCATGACGCAATACCTTTTTTTCAAATTCTTCAAATCTTGCAAACTCTTTCCCGCTATTCGGATTCATTTTGCTATCTATAATGATTTCTTTAGAAAAAACCTCGCACAATCCATTCGCTTCCATTGTGGAAAGTTTTGGATATTCATTTTCACTCACTTTTAGTATCTCGTATTCAGTGCCTAATATATTTACTTTCAAATCCTCGCCCCCTCATTTTATGCATAAGAAAAGCACTAACCGAAGTCAGTGTTTAAAGAATCATATAAAAATACCACCTACCGTTATGATAGATGGAATTATTTTATTACCTCTATTGATTCGATTGTTGACTGTTCAAATCCTATATAATTTCCTTCGACGTCAATTACAATACTGTCTTCAGTTGTACCGGATTCCTCCGCTTCATCCTCCGCGTCTGTAACGTCAATTACCTTGCCTTGATAAGACTCACCCGATATAGACGTTAATTTTATCACTGTAGCATCTATATAATCCCATACATTAACCATTATTTTTCCTCCTTTACTGGTACAACATGACTACCCCTCTTTGAATAGTGTATCGCTATTCTTTGAGTATCATACCAATCACCATTACTAAAATATTTACCAATTACCCTATCACAATCCACGTATTCAATGTTACTTACATTTCCCGCCTCTGTCATTTTGGGTCTACCGGTACCAGATAATTTATTAATTGCATCTTGTACTGTTTCCGCATCAACAGTAATAGTGCTCTGTGGTGTTTTTCTTTTTGTTAATCTTGTTTTTAAATAATCTTGATACTGTTTTGTCCCTTCTATATGTTTATAGTACTGCTGAATGCTTAACTTTGTATTATATTCACCATTTTTTATTCTTGATTTAATTATACTACTATTTGAAGATTTTGCAATCAAATTTCCATTAGAACCGACTTTACCTAGCCCATCCATATAGACTCTTTCTTTCTGCTGTGGTATCCCCATTTTCTTAGAGAAATCACTGTATTGTGACATGGTACTTCTGTATTTAGCCTGAGCATTGATTAGATCATCGTCAGCAACATTTCCCTTTTTCAGTAAAGTAATATCTTTCCTCTGTTTCCTCATGAGTGTTTCAAGATTCCTTTGGCGCTGAGCTGCTTCATATGTTGTGTATTCCTTTCCATGATAGGCTACAGGCTTATTCTCTTTTGCGTTCATATCTTCAAGTTGCTTATCCGAATAGGAACGTTCTGAAATACCCTCAATAAACGGATAATAATCATGATAACAATTTGCTCCACATAGTCCCGAAATGGTACCTAGTCCACATACAGATGCAAGCTTAGCCTTAGTATAAACTCTACCTTGCCACTCTTGATGGGATGGTCTAGCTGAACCATGCCATGATACTTCAAAGCTATCCGTACCAAGAGCATTCGCATTCGATTCATTTACTTGATTGGTTACCTGGCCTATTCCAGTCATTAATGCTCTTCTCGAAGCAACCTCAACACGATTAGTCCACCCATTTGCATAATCAACGGTTCTTAATCCACTTTTAGTCATTTCATTAACAATCTTCTTAAGGGAAGTATTATAGTCGAATGTTCCAGTTGTGACTTCTAACACTGCATTATCAAGTATCTGTTGATAATATTGAGATAATGGAGTAAATACCGTTTTATTACCCATGTCTACCATGAAACCTAATGTTTGAGTGATATTAATCATCTGTGATTTAGTCTGTATAATTGTTGCTTGAATGAGCTGTTGCAGTTCTGCATTCTCCTTGAATGGCACAAACGGCTTTCCCACAGCCTCATAGATAGCCTTATCTCTCGTATAACCCGATTGTATAGCTCCATCATAAAGGTTGTCAATCTCGGTATCTGACAGCTTTAAGGATGATTGTATTTGTTCCTTGATGTACTTCGTACTTTGTCCCATTTGCTGTAGTCGGTATATTTGCCAATCTGCAGATCGTGTGACTTCATCGTTAATCTTAATTCTTCGAACAATGTCTTCCATGATGCGCATTTCTAAATCAGCCATTCGTTTTTCTAGCTCTAACGGCATTTGTTCTAATTCGGAAGGAGTAAACATTGCTAATCACCTACTTTTTTATTATCAACAGAATTACATAATGCAAGTAACAATATCCACCACATGCTATAATTTACACACATATAACACATGATACAAATTAGAATTATATTGAAAATAAGTACCATTTTTTCTAATTGATACATTCAATCACCGCCTAGCAATTATTTCTACATCTGTGAATTGCAGACCTTTTAAAGAACGGAATATAATTTTTTATTCCCATTCTTTTTAAGCGCTTATATCTCTTCCGCGGATCTAAGTTTTGAATACTATCAATATACTTTACAAGTGCGCTTGCGATTGCCTCCGCTGCTTTCTTGAAAATATCCCATACCTTCTCAAAAGCTAATTTAATATTATCGAATAATTCAAGTATAGATTTTCTTTGTTCTTCACTTGGTTTAAAAGTTGATTCCATATCATTTCCTCCTTAAGATTAATTTTGTTAATATTTTATTGACATGTAAAAGAACAAAATTTAATAACTTTACAATTGGTAATAAGATTACTTTCATATACCCTCCTATAAGATAATGTCTGCTTGCTCTGGTATCTATGATTCACCTTTCAACAACTTTCTAGCTTCTTCTTTCTCGATTCCAATAGCTGCAGCAATTAAATTAACTGCTTGCCCCTCTGTAATAGCCCTAGAAGCGAACTGAGCCATAATTGCAATAAGGCTTTGCGTCTGTGCACCGTTCAACGCTTTTCCTTGTATTTCCGCATCAGCTGTTTTTGTAGGTTGTACGATTGATTTAGATGTTTGTATTTTCATATCATCACCGAGCACGTCAGCTTGTTCAGGGATATTGGATGCTGCCTCTTCTTCCGATTCCCCGTACCATTTCATACGGTACTCAACTAGACCCATAACACCCATTGCTACATCTTGCCTATCTTGCAAGCGCTCTTTCTCGGAGTCAACTAGAATGCTATCATCCCACTTAAATGTTACTTCGTTCTTTCCCTTAGTAGGGAGCCCCGAAAGGTAACCGATAACACCCATTGCATACACTAATTGCTTCAGAGCATTCTGTAGTGCCATTTGAGAGCCCGTCACAGACTGATACGACCGTTGCTTACTCGTCTTGATTTCCTCCGCGGTCTTCTCAACCATTTGTGGATCAGATATGGTTCCATATGCTAATCCACACTTATATTCTACTTGTTTTAGCATGTTGTTTAAGCCGTTATACAGTGATGTGTCTCTTATTGCAGGAGAAAATACTTCGAATGCACTTTTGGCATTAACGACTTCGTATTCCAGTGAACGATATAGTCTTTCTTTACCCTCTGGCAAAACAGGGTTGCCGTATGCGTCTAACTTAAAGCAATCCACACTGGCATCTACTGCCAACTCCGACCCTGCGAACTCCCAGAGGATCCTCGAATATTGTTTATCTGCCTCCATGATGTCATTGACTGCTCTACCGTACACTGAAATGCCCAGGGGAGAATCCGTATCAATCGCATTAGCCGTTGGCACCTTGAAATACGCAAACAAAGGCTTGTCGATGTTTTGTATAGTGACTTCTGGCTCTAGTTCTGCCCAGTCATCAACCTCGGTCAAGGGGATCTCATTGCCTATCGATTCATTTCCTTCGATATTTTTAGTTTTAAATGCTCTATTGGATATCAAGTAACCATCCGAGGTGAGATTATGATATTCCAACCGTGTGTAAATTTTATCACCTATGTTCTTGGTGTCTACAAATACCGCCCCAGTGATCTCCCCTCGACTATTAAAAGCAGTCGGATAGAAGCAATCAGCCTGAGTGAAGTCAACTTCGATGTTATTACCATTCACGTAGGGCTTGAAAGTGATACCACCCTTTGCACAACCATACTCAACATAGTTTTTAAGACCCTCAATAACTGTTTGATACTGCTTATCCAAATATGAATTACCCTCGACTTTACTTACCATTTCGAGAGTAATCAACCTTGCATGCTCAGAGGCAATGGTGGAAGCTAGATTCATGCTCTTTACCGTCTTACTTAACCAAGGAGCTCTATCCTCATACATATTAGTCCAGAGGTTAATTGCATTGGCCATTTTGTCACTGGTTACAATATCAACATTCATTTCTTGCTTAAGAGTACTGCGATTAAACATTTTATTTATCACGCTCCTTATCTTTTCTATTAATCCTCGAAACATTATTGACCCCTCCTTCTCCATATCTCCTCGGTTGCATAACGAATATCGTCAATATGATGGTTGTTTGCATCTGGGTAACCACTGATAACATTACCTTCTTTGTCCCTCTCGTATTCATAATCAAGGAACTCAGTTGCTGTATGAGGGGTTCTCATGTTATCTATTATAATTTCTGATAGGCTAGCCAACCACTTCATGGAGTATTCTACCGAACCAGGTCCTTTGATTGCTCCTCTTGCAAATATTCCGTTTGCCTTGTAATCGCTTACTGACTTCGGCTCTGCACTATCACATGTTACTTTATCGTTTAGTGTTATACCGTGTTCATCTTTCAATATCTTAGCGGTATCTGCATTGCTTGTTTTATTGCGCTCGTCTTCATCTAGTATATAAAGATTGTGTTGTGATGCGCTATAATAAACTTTATTATAAGCCCATGGATCAGGATACCAACCCCAATCGACACCATGATAGATTCTATCGAATATTGCCATCTCTTCATCGGTTATAGCTCTGATTGTGACATTATCAAATACAGCTCCACCAGTACCATTTGCAACACCCATATATTCATTTTCATAAGCAGTTGGGTTAGCCTGCTTAAGAAACTCGGCTTCATCAAGGAACGGTTTACCTAGCCATTGCTTTGGAACGTCTAAATAAGTACTGTGCGTTATTAACCGATTAGCTTTAGGTACCTTAATATATTTGTTCGCCCAATTGTTTGAACTCTTTGGAGGATTGAACGATTTAAATACATAAGCTAACTCACCACCACGGATAACGGATTGCTCTATCTTTCTTACAGCTTCTTCACCTTGGAACTGATCTAATTCCTCAAGCCATAAGATACCAATATATCCGAATGGAACTTTAATTGATTTAATCTTACCCGGATCATCTGCTCCACGGAAGTATATCTTTTGTCCTGTGGACTTTCTTGTTATCTCTAACGGACTTGTAATGCAATGGAATTCTTCTGTTAGCCCTAATGCATCTATTGCCCATAATATCTGTGCATATACAGAAGTACGAAGCGTATCAGCTACCTGTCTAGCAACAACTGCATGGATACCATCGTTCTTCATGAGTAGGTCTAATACTTCCTCACTGATGAATGATGATTTAGTTGAACCACGACCACCAGGGAAAACATATTCTTGATACTCCCTAGATTCAATATTGAATACTACCGGAGCGAATGCTGGGGCAATCATGGTTGAAGGAATTCCTCTGTAATTCACTTTATCAGTGTTTACAATAGGCTCTGTCTTCTTACGTTCTAATTCATACTTAAGCTTATCAAACTCTATCTTATGTCTATCCATAGGACTATATAGAAAATGCTTATCTAACCAATCCATGGACTTCTGTTTGTCTAAGAGCTTAATGGACACTCCGTCTCTGCCTTGTTTAACCTCAGATATGAGCTGTGTGTCTGTATTTGACGATTCTTTAAGCGATACCGTACTGACTTCAATAGTCTGTTTCTTTCCATCCTTATCGTAAACTACGGCACCATCTTCTATTACAGTTTGTTCGTAATTTCCAAATGATAAATAATTACCGATATCGGAAAAGGCTATTCTCATGTGTAGTTCGACTATATCCTGTTCCTTAATCGCTATTTGTTCGCACTTCAATGCATTTAATCGCTGTACCTCTTTCTTTATCTCACTATTTTTCCATAATGTACTAGCATTACTACAAGCATTCTCGTAAGAACATTGGTAAGCTTTCTGATAACTTTGCGCTGCATTGAACGATTTACTGTAATATATACAAAAAAGCCTTTGCTCATGGGTAAGGTTCTCATTTAACATGGTCTCCTTGGTTCCATCTTCAATAGGCTTAATCTCCTTTAACTTGATTATTGATTCCGTTGTGGAACGTTCCGTTACTATTCCAAGTGTTCCGTTCCAATTGTCTTTATTCTTCCATCCTCTTACTGTTCCTTGAGGTATGTTTAGTTGACTTGCAATCTCAACTAACTCTATACTGTTGTTTGCTTTATATATCTCAAATGCTTTATCTCTATTAGGATCTCTTGCTCTGGCCAACCATCACCACCTCTATTCGTTTGTTTTGTTGTATGAAAAAAGCACCCCGAAGGATGCTCTAGTAATTAATTATTTATTATATTCTTTGTCAACTATTATAAACTGTTCGATAAATTTTTTATATTGGTCTTCTGTACAATAATCATATATCTCATCATACACTTCATAAAGTGAATTAAATACTTCATCAATATTATTGGCGTTAATATTTAATAATTCATGGCCAAAAAATTTAATACTTTCACTATTTTGGATAATATTCTTAATTATTTCAATAAGTTGGGTTTCTGCATTTTTCATGAGCTTGTATGAAATATCACTTGCGTTTTCAATTGCAACATGAAGTCCCATAATGGAAAGCTCCTCGTCTTGCGGATCCTTAAACCAGTTGTCGAATTCATACAATTCTCCAACCTCATCTGAATCCTCGACTAAACCTCCTAATTCCCTATCGAAATGCTCCATCTCAACCCATATTAATACTTTTTCCTTGAAATACTTTTTTTGTAATTTTTTCCACTTTTCACTACCCCCCTTCTCGTATTCGTTTTATCAAAATAGCCGTAAATTACACAGCCTATAAATTAACATTTTTCCATTATATACCTAAAAACAATAATTTACAATACTAAAAAGGCACTCTAACTGTCATAGTCAAAATGCCTTTTCTTGGGAGTATATAAATAATAAGGAGTCCCTTGGGGAGGGAGTGAAATTAATAGGCTTCGAACCTATGTCCATCGTTCTACCGAACTGCTCTACCAACTGAGCTACAATTCCACGCAACATGTAAGACAGTTGCCAACAATAGTCATTTTATTTTTAAGTGGTGAGTACTATAGGACATTCCACTCTGCTTCATCTGTTTTATGAGATTATCGAGAAACAGTAACAATCCTCATGCTAGTTTGATGTGGTCAAACTCTACATCCGTAAAATCCTCTGCATTGGTTTGTTTATTAGAGTGGCTATTCAATGCAATAAACGTTTTAGTCACTAATCAGCCACCGGACTTTGACATCCGGCAACCAACAGGAGTTTGAATCTCTTCAACTTCTCACAATGCTATTATATATCATTAAAAACGGACAAAACGG